CTTGTACATCCTTAGGAGGTATTCCTAAGGTAGGGTCCGGTATAGCGGATTTCTCCGAGTCAGTGTCATACTGACTACTTCCCACATCGATTGAAGGGGGAGGCCCAGGATCAATAAGAGATTTTAACTTTTCTCTAATCCTGCTCCCCAATGTGGGTTTGTCTATACTTCCACCCTCGTCTTTGGGTGGAGATTGACCCTTCTGGGTAGGGAACTCATTTTGGATTACCTGTTTATGCAGGTTTTCCTCAAGGGTTTCCACGACCTCATCTGGGTCTGGTTCAACGTGTGGCAGCACCGTTTCTGACCAAAGAACTCTGTCAGAAAGTGGCTGACCATGCGAATGTTGAGTCCATGGACCATTGCGGACTACGCCAGGAACATATTTAAATTCCTGGTAAAGCCTACGTTGTTTACGATTCAGGAGGCTGATGGCCTGAGGGCCTAAATTATCAGCGTACCTGAACACGTCGTAGACCGTAGCACGGGGCCGAAGTTTCAACGATTTATTCATTATTCTATTCGCTGTCACAATACGGCCTGCAAACTCCGCAATTACATTTGACTTGAGGGTTTTACTTTCGTTAATCTCACCTCCGAGCTCGGAGATGTACCGATTATAGTAGGGCTCAATCTCCGCCCTCATTACGATATCATCTCCAAGAACTCGAAAGCTGTCTTCTAACGAAAACGTTACCTGGCTAGGGTTATCATCCCTAAAATCCAGGAACCCGTTAATTGCACAGCAACAATTAACAAGGGAGAGTAACGAAAAAGAAGGTCTTGTTCCAAGGCACCAACCCTGTACCCACTTAACAGTGGTTAGGTCTGGTGTTCTTGGGTCCACTTCTTGTGACGGGGACAACCTTGATAGGTCTACCTGCCACGGGGCACGAGAAACGGCTTTCATCAGTCTGAAATGGTCATTCAGAAGACTGGCCTGAGGTTCTGATAAGTCGTACAGAAGAGTTGCCTGTACTAAATTCCAGGAACCCTCTAGGCTCAACCGGTCTGACGCTGCAGTTAGGTCGGAAGAGGCTAGGGTTACCCCTTCACGCAGCTTACTCTGTGCCCAAAGTGTACCAGATTCTTGATCCCTTGTTACTGTAAAGGGCAAGGAATCACTTAACCAAGTCAGGAAAGTAGTTAAGGGTTCAAGGTAATTCTGGAGAATTCTCCGAGGATTTCCTATCATCCTTAATTTAAACTGCTCCTCCTGAATGAATCTGATAATGCCTGCTACCTCGCAGAGGCCATCTGAGCGGATGGGTCCAAAGCTCTGAAGTCCTTCCCAAAGGGACTCCGGAACTAAATCGGGCCTTCCCATCTCATCAAGCCATTCTGCCAGGTACTTGGGCATTGCCTTCTGGTCCTCATACAGTATCTTACGCTGGGTGTCTGCATACCCAGCACGACATGAGCTCAATTCCCCTTTCTTTGGGAAAGGACAGCTCTTCGTGTAATATGAGCTGCTCGGTGGAACTAAGCTTTCAGGATTAAGTACCTCAAATATATCAAGAGGTATCTTAGGCTTGATTGTCTTTGATTTGAGGAGGCGCTGAAACCGATTCCGAAAACGGAGTGCACTATAGTCACTCCACGGAAACCAGTTCTGCACCTCTTCTTTCTCCGACATCTCACGGGTAATAAAATCACGTATTGACGCGTGCGATAAGTCTGTGGGGATTTCTCTCCACGGTATCCACGAGCCTAATGCCTTTTTACACTGCGCCCTCGTTAATTGAGGACCTGTATTGATGAATACAGTTCCTATAGAGAGTGCAGCCAAGGCTTTAGCATGATTCTGTTGCTTAAACAGATATCTCAATACGGCGGACTTTGGAGTACCATCTTTCCGATGGGCCATCCCCTCCGGGGGTTCAGGCTTACCGGCTAAGTAGGTACAATACCAGTGTTTAATGGCCTTTTCCCTTTTGATAAACTCTTCTATTCCGTTAGACTGAATAGTCTTCATTACGGAATTTACAATAAGATGAGTCTGTCTCTTGGGAAAACCAAGTGCTGAAACAGTCTTACAGACGCTGTCCTGAATGGTTGTTGCCATATG